AAAAAAAAAAAAAAAAATAAAACGGCTGCAGGTAACAGAGTGGAGAGGTAGCAGATGAAGGATCGGTTTCTGGTAGATTGGATTGGCGGCCTAGTCGCGGCAGGCCGCGCAACAGTAGGCGCGACACCCGCTAACGCGGGGGGCCCTTACGGGCCCGCTGTCGCGCCTACTGTCGCTGCGGTGCCAGGGGAGGAACCGAATGGTGGCTAAGATGGGTGGCGGCGGTGGCGGCCGGGGAGGCCGTGGCCGGCTGCAGAAGAAGGCGCCCACCCTGGCGCATATGGCAATTCAGGCATCGCCACGGGATTTGGCCCGGTGGCGGAAGGCGTGGGAGATTGGACCAGAGATGCAGTACATTGGATGGAGCGACCCGCTCCCAATGCCCCCAGGCGAGCCCTGCAAGCCATGCGGCGGGGGCATCAGGTTCTGGACTGAATTGGGCGCGCCCCACCTGGGATGGAGGTGCTGCAACTGCCACCCCGCGCCCGACATGATCCGTATTCGGCACTTCACGATCGACGACCCGGTGGACGCAGCTGAACGCGACGCCATCGCCGACGAGGCGCCAGAACGAAACCCCAAGCCAGCCACGGGGGAGGGAGTGTGGCTGGATGAACCCAACGAACCGAAACAGGATGAATGGATATGAGCGACAAAATCGGACACAACAGCAGCGTCAATTCTCAAACGGCCAAGCGCCTGCTCAGCATCATTGAGCGGATCGAAGCCCTGGAGGCCGAGAAGAAGAACTTAGCCGAGGATGTGAAAGACATCTACCGGGAAGCCAAGAGCGCCGGCTTCGACGCGCCCACCATCCGGCTGATCATCAAACGCCGGGCGGAAGATGAAGCCAAGCGCGAAGAGCGTGAGGCCCTGCTGGAAACCTACATGGCTGCCCTAGGCCAGCTGGCGGACACGCCCCTCGGCAAGGCCGCCCAGGAGCGTTTCTGATGGCCAGGAAGCCCACACAGCAGCCAAGGGGGCCCATGCCCCCAGCGGCGCCTCCCGTGGCCACACAGGCCCGCGCAGGAGGCGTGGAGGAGATTGGCTACGATTGGATCATCGTGGCCGTCAGGCCCTCCGGCAGGGGCGAATGGGAGCCAACCATGCCACGCGACCAGTGGAGGGTCTGCAAGGCCATGGTGGACGACGGCACAATATCGACAGCCCAACGACGTGACCCAGCCGGCACCGTGCTGCTGGCCAAACTCAAGGTGGATTGATCATGGACAGAATGGAAATTTTGAAGCTCGCCTTCTCCAAAGCAAATAACGGCAGGGAGGCACTCGAACTGGCCCGCGAAATGGAGGCCTTCATCAATGGGTCACCCCCAGCACCCAGGTGGGTGGCGGAAACCATAACCGCCATGAGCGAGCCCCAGATACAGGCCCCAGCAAGGCCCGCCAATTATCGGCGATCCTGGACGCCGGAGGAATTGGCGCGCCTCCTGCAGTTAATGCAGGAAGGCAAGACCATCGTCCAAATCTGTGAAATCATGGGAAGATCACACAACTCAATTGAGACGGCAATTGATCGCCTAAACCGGGGGGAATATGTGACGCCCGCCCAGCAGGTGAACGCCGGCACATTCCCAGGCCACACGTCATGATCCTCGGGATTGACCCAGGCCTCAATGGCGCGATCGCTTGGGTATCAGACACCGGCCACCTGATCAGGGTGGCCGACATGCCCACCGTGGAAGTCGCCGGCAAGAAGAAAGTCAGCCCCCAAATGCTTGTGGCCATGCTTGAAGAGCACGATGATCTGATCAAGCTGGCCGCGATCGAAGAGGTGGGCGCCATGCCCGGCCAGGGTGTGACCAGCATGTTCAACTTTGGATACAGCGCAGGCATCCTGGCGGGCGTTTGCGCGGGCCTCAGGGTGCCCGTGAGCCTGCACCGCCCCTCGGTCTGGAAACGCGCAGCCGGCGTCCCTGCAGACAAGGGAGCCGCCCGGCAAATGGCGCAGCGGTTCTGGCCCGGCTGCCGGGATTTTGATCGCGTGAAAGATGACGGCCGGGCTGAAGCGGCCCTGCTTGCCCGGTGGGTGGCGACGAAAGGAAACGCCAATGCATAAACGTGCAGACTGGGGCAGTGCAGTCCTCGCCCTCCTGCTGATCATGGGCTGCAGTTTTTTCGGGACAATGGCCGCGGGAATAATCCTGCTGTTGCTCTTCACATAGGAGGAAACGATGAATGAAGAACTCAGAACTGCCCGGCATGGGGACTTTTTTGATGACGCTGATCCTCGTGATCTTGACCTTGATTTGGCTGATTTCATGCGTCACGTCAGCCGAGCAAAAAAACTCTTCAAGCCAATCCAGCCAAGCAATCTTGAGTTTGAGTTGATACGCGCGAAAGAAGCCAACCGCGAAGCACGCACACTGCTGGGGCTGGACTAATGTTTCCCGTGAAACCATTAGACCCAGCCCTGCTCGATCGGCTGCTGAACAGCCCACGCGCCCTGCGCTACAGGCTGCCGCACCTGCATGACCGCGCCAAGCAAGATCTGGCCGCAAGAGACACGCTGGCCCACCAACGCACCATGCTGGAAATCGCCAGGGTAGAACAAGAAATCGCCCGGCAAGACAAGATCCTTGAAAAAGCCCTAGAGGCAGAGGATACTCAACGCGGCGCCTAAAAACGCCGTTCTCCTGGACCTACCCTCGGCGCTCAAACTCTCCCGGCGCTGGGGGGATTTTCCGGTAAAACATAAAAAGTGGTTAAGTATCTAAAAAAGGTGTTGTAGAGTTTCGCTACACCCTGTAGAAGTCTCCTCAAGGCAATCAAGCCGAAAAACAGGAGACACTAACATGCTCGACAACCTCAGCACCGCCGACAAGTACGCCACCCTCAAGGCCCGCATTGACGAACTCGAAGCCGAGCTCAAGGCCGTGCGCGACGACATCATCGCCTCTGGCGTGGAAAACGTGGTCGGCGAATTTGCCGACGTGAAGGTGACCCTCTCCGAGCGCGCCACCTTCGACCAGACCCTGGCGAAGTCCTTCCTCTCCGCCGAGCAAATCGCCGCCTGCACCAAGAAAAGCGTCGTGACCACCCTCCGCGTCAAAGCCAAGACCGCGGAGGGCTGAGACGTGATCAAGTACATCAAACCCGACGACGTGCAGATTGGTGATGTGCTGGCCGACGGCCACCACGTCATCAGCATCTCCGCAAATTCCCTCGGCCACATCATCCTGCGCTGCGCCTACAGCGCAGATGGATACCCGGCCACCTCCATCCTCTATGAGCCCACCAATCTGGTGGGCATTGTGAGCAAATGATCACCACCCGCATAGACACCAGCCCCGAGCACCTCAAGCAGCTGCTCGGGAAGCTGGACCTCACCACAGACCAGCTGGCCAAAGAGGCCGGCGTCCACCGCACCAGCGCATACGCCTGGACCAGCGGCCGAGCTCAAGTGCCCGTGTCCGTCATCCGCATGCTGCAATTTATGATTAAGGCAAAAAAACATGACTGAGACAATCTGGGGCTACTGGCTTGACCACGAGGGCGGCACATTCATTGAGCTGCCCAAGCTCCCCCTCACCCGCGCCGGCTTCACCAAGCCGCCATTCCATGTAATCCGGCCAGACGGCAAGGTGCTGCTGGTGGTGGAGCGTCAACCGAAACAGGAGGCACCATGAACACGCTCACACTGCCGGAGGATGGTGACCTGCACGTCATCCCATCCACCGAAACAAAGCAGCACATCAAAAGCCCCAGCTGCTGGTGCGGCCCCTCAGAAGAAGAGCCCGGCATCTGGCTGCATGGGCCAACACCCCGCAAACCAAAAGAAGCGGCAGGGGCATCGTTAAACATAAAAAGTGGTTAACTATCTCAAAAGGGGATTGTAGCGTTACGCTACATCCTCTAAAAGTCTCCTCAGGCAATGACGCCACCAACCAGGAGATACCAAGATGACCTACACCGCAAACACCCGCGCAGAAGCCCGCAGCATCGCTGCCGATTTTCGCCGCATTTTCCCTGGTTTCCTTGTTACCATCTCCGCACCTCTCTTTGATGGCGACCTCTACCGCATCACCTGCAACCCATAAAATCAAAAAGGGGGCTCCGGCCCCCTTGATCTTTTTATGCGCCGCGCCTCTTCTGAGGATACTTAGCAACTACGCGCGCGATCCCATTGAAAACATTGATTTTCCTGGCTTTAGGAAAATGGTTTCTTGAAGCCAAAAAGCACGCAAGCCAGCTTTTGCTTGTGGCAATCCCGCTCCCTGCATACAATATGTTGAACCCAGGGGTGGACCATGATCAAAGACCTAATCCAGCGAATGTTTGCGGCGCGCAACGCGGCGCACCTAGAGCACTGGCAAACCAATTCCTATGCCCAGCACAAGGCCCTCGGAGGCTACTACGAAAACGTCATCGAAAAGGTGGACGACCTGATTGAAGCCTACCAGGGTGCCTTTGGCCTCGTGGGCATGAGCGAAACCAATGACGTCGTCAAAATGATCAACGACGAACTCATCTGGCTGAACGAAAACCGCAGCGCCATCTGCAAGGGCGTGCCGGCCCTGGAGAACATCCTGGATGACCTGACGGCCTTGCACATGAGCACGCTCTATAAGCTGGAAAATTTAAAATAACCAGGAAAATCAAATAGATGAACCAAAAACAGGTTAATTTAAGCGGCTCTATAAAATGGCCTGCGGACAAAGTTGAGCGCCGGCCGGTTGCCGCGTTGATTCCGTATGCCCGGAACGCCCGCACCCACTCTGATGCCCAGGTTGCCCAAATAGCCGCGTCAATCAAAGAATGGGGATGGACTACCCCGGTTCTTGTTGATCCCGAGGGTAGCATTATTGCCGGCCACGGCCGCGTTATGGCGGCCCGGAAGCTTGGGCTTACTGAAGTGCCGGTGATGGTTGCGGAGAATTGGTCCGACGCCCAAAAGAAAGCCTACGTCCTGGCGGATAACCAACTAGCCCTTAACGCTGGTTGGGATTCCGATTTGCTGGCGCTTGAATTAAAAGATCTGGACGCAAACGGGTTTAAGCTGGACCTGATTGGCTTTGATGATAATTTCCTTGCCAACCTTTTGACCGACAAAACCGAGGGGCTTACCGATCCTGACGAGGTGCAAGAGGCGCCGGCGGATCCGGTTAGCGTGCTGGGCGATGTGTGGGTGATGGGGAAGCATCGTATTATCTGTGGCTCGTCTACGGAGGCGGATACGGTCAGCAAGCTGCTTGGTGATGTGAAGCCCCACCTGATGGTGACGGACCCGCCTTATGGGGTGGAGTATGACCCAGAATGGCGAGAAAGGGCGGGTTTAAATGGGCCTGCCGCCGCCAAGGGAAAAGTTTTAAATGACGACAAAGCCGATTGGCGCGAGGCTTGGGCTTTGTTTCCCGGCGATGTAGCCTATGTATGGCATGCAGGGCTTTATGCAGGCGTCGTTGGAGATAGCCTTGTAGCAACTGGATTTCAGCTTCGCAGCCAAATCATTTGGGCAAAAAGCGTCATGGTTATGTCTCGGGGTGATTATCATTGGCAGCACGAGCCGTGCTGGTATGCAGTCCGAAAAGGAAAGGCAGGCCAATATGACGGCGGTCGTAAGCAAACGACTCTCTGGCAAATAGAAAAGCCCCGCAAATCCGAAACCGGCCACGGCACGCAGAAGCCGGTCGAGTGCATGAAGCGCCCTATTGAGAACAACAGCAGCCCAGGGCAAGCAATTTATGAGCCGTTCTCTGGCTCTGGCACGACAATCATTGCCGGGGAAATGACGGCATGGAGCCTAAAGAAAAGCGCCCTCGCGGCAGGCCGCCGCATGTTCCTACTGATCGTGACCGCAGGCAGGTTGAAGTCATGACCGGCTTAGGTCTTACGCAAGAGCAAATCGGCAAAATCTTGAACGTGTCAGAGGACACGTTGCAACGTCATTATGCGGATGAAATAGCAAGCGGCGTTGCAAAGGCAAATGTTCAGGTCGCGCAAAATCTATTTAATATTGCGACAAGCCGAGATTCTGGCGCAGTAGCGGCAGCCATTTTTTGGATGAAGACACGCGGCAAGTGGCGGGAAACAAACCATCTCGTGCATTCGGGTGACGATAAGGAGCCGCCCATCAAGATTGATGCCAATCTGAAGGGCCTCTCCGATGCCGAGCTGGACCAGATGCAGAACCTGTTAGGGAAGGCGTCAGGCAAGACAGAATGAACGCCACGCTCAAGCCCGAGGTGCTACTGGATGCCATCAAGCGCGAACAGAAACGCCGGGCTGCCTCTGCGTCATTGTACGAGTTTGTGCAGCAGTCCTGGCACGTTGTTGAGCCCGGCGTCCCCTTCATCCCGTCTTGGCACATCCAAGAAATCTGCGAGCACCTAGAAGCCATCACCGCCGGAGAAATTCGGAAGCTACTAATCAACATTCCGCCGCGACATTCCAAATCCACCATCGTCAGCGTGATGTGGCCAATGTGGGAGTGGCTCACGGATCCGTCGCACAAATACCTTTGTGCTTCCTATTCCGGCAACCTCTCCATCCGCGACAACCTCAAGGCCCGGCGCCTTGTGCAGTCTCCTTGGTATCAAGAACGATGGGGACATATGTTCAAGCTGGCCGGCGACCAGAACGCCAAGCAGCGTTTTGAAAACGACGCCACGGGCTACCGGCTGGCCACCAGCGTAGGCGGCACGGCCACAGGCGAGGGCGGCAGCCGCCTAATCCTAGACGACCCTCACAGCGCCCAAGAAGCCCAATCCGACGTGATCCGCGAGAGCGCCTTGGAATGGTTTGACATGGTCTGGAGCACCCGCCTCAACGACCCCAAGAAAGACGCCATGGTGACCATCATGCAGCGCCTGCATGAGCGTGACATCAGCGGCCACATCCTAGAAGACATTGGCGGGTGGGAGCACCTGATGATCCCGGCCGAGTGGGATGGCGTGCGGCGCAGCACGTCTGTCGGCCCCTACGACCCCCGCAAGGTGAAGGGCGAGCTCATCTGCCCAGAGCGGTTTGGCCCCAAGGAAATCACCGAGCTCAAGCAACTGCTTGGCACCTACGGCACTGCCGGCCAGCTGCAGCAGGATCCCGTGCCGACGCAGGGCGGGATCCTCAAGGCCGCCAATTTCCAGATGTGGCCGGCGGATAAGGGCCTGCCTCAGTTTGAGTACATCCTGCAGTCTTATGACTGCGCCTTCACCGAGAAGAGCTCGGGCGACCCCACGGCCTGCACGGTCTGGGGGATCTTCAGCCACAACAGTGAGCGCAACGCCATGCTCATTGACGCCTGGGACGAGCACCTGGGCTACCCTGACCTGAGGGCGCGGGTAGTGAAGGACTGGTCAACCGAGTATGGCGGCACGACGGTGAAGGATGGCCTGCGCACTGCCCGGCGCGCTGACCGCATCCTGGTGGAGGCCAAAGCGTCGGGGCAGTCCCTGCTGCAGGATTTGCGCTTGGCGAGAGTGCCTGCGATCGGCTACAACCCCGGCAACGCAGACAAGGTCAGCAGGGCGCACCAAGCCTCGCCTACGCTGGAGCTGGGCCTGTTATGGGTACCAGAATCCGGCAAGAACCGAGGGCAGGTGGTCAGCTGGGCGGTCCCGTTCATGAAGCAGCTTGCAAAGTTTCCGGTTGCTGAGCACGACGATTATGTGGATACTTTCACTCAGGCGATTATCTACCTGAAGAACGAGGGTTGGTTCGAGTTGCCGCAGGCCCGTGAGAGAGACGAGCCCCGGCAATACAAGCGCGAAAGGGTAAACCCGTATGCCGTCTAAATCGACTGTAAATGCGGCAGGCAATTACACGAAGCCCGGCATGCGCAAGAAGCTCTTTGAGAGCATCAAGGGGTCTGCAGTGCAGGGCACGGCGGCCGGCCAGTGGAGCGCACGCAAGGCGCAGCTCCTGGCCAAGAAGTACAAAGAGAAGGGCGGCGGCTACAAATGAAGGCGCCGCAGAAATCGCTCAAGGCCTGGGGCGACCAGAAGTGGCGGACCAAATCCGGCAAGCCGTCGTCGGAGACTGGCGAGCGTTACCTGCCGGCGAAGGCGATTAAGGCGCTGTCTCCGCAGGAGTATGCCGCGACCACCCGCGCCAAGCGTGA